CTGCACCAGCCTCTGCGGCCGCCCGCACATCCTGCATGGTCATACTGCTGATGGCAACCGGATGCATGACGTAGATATCATCATGCATTCCGTGCATCGTCAGATCCACTGCCTCCGTATATTCAACAATCTGCATCATTCTCACCCTTCTTTCAACGACCCTGAGCGGATCCACGCCGCAAACACTGCGTCCCGGCGCTCTTCTTCCCGCTCTTCCTGCTCCTCGCGGCACTCTTCGACGTATTCGCCGATCTTCTTTGCCACGAGCGCCAGAAGGAACATTCCAGCTCCCAGGGCGGCGCGGCCCCACAGATCCGAATCCACGCCGCCGATGTAAATCCATGTACCAACCGCGCCGATTACCAGTGCTGTTTTATCTGATGCTTTCATTTCTTACTCCTTTCATACCCGATCGACTCCACCGCGGCTTCCACACGCTGGCGGACGATCTCTTTTGCTTTCTCTTCTCCGAGTTCCTCTGCCGTATACTGCTGTCCTCCGATTGTGATCCGAGTAACAACCATAATTTCTTTCATAAGGCACCACCTCTTCCTTATCTCCTTATCGTATGCAACCCGGCTCCGTAATGATTTTCTATTGATTCATAACCATTTTTGAGCTATTATGTAGTTGCAAATTGTTTTTTGTATTCGTCCCATGGGAACTGGTCCTTCCTGTGGGACTTTTTTCATTGACTTTTTACTGTTCCACTCCTATTCTGGTTATACAGGGCACTGCCATGCCCGAGTTTTTTGAAAGGAGATCATCGTGAATAGCTCTGTTATTGTTTCTGTAATCACTGTAATTGGGTCGTTTACCCTTGTTTATCTAAACTCGATAAAAGACTCATCCGACAGAAAATACAACGTCAGAAAAGAACAGCTTTTAAAATTTTATGTCCCGTTTTATCAGAGATATCGCATGGGATTCTTCCCTCAAAATCAGTTGAGCACTATGTCTATTGAAGTACGTTCCACATTTTTGGATATAATGACTCAAAACATCCATCTCATGGAACCACTATCTCAGGCAATGTATTCTGATTTCTATTTAGCATTCCTAAACTTGGCGGAAGCTGAAAATGGCAATCCAGAATATCCATATGAAGAATGTGCTCAAAAAATGGACGAGATTTTTGAGGACCTGTCAAAAACAATCTTCATCGAGTACAGACAAATATTAAAGAAATGCCATCTGCCAGTGCCTTTAAAATAAGGCCTGTACGTTTCTTTTCTCTTGAATAGCACAATGCGGAAAGTGCATTCATTCCAAGTACAGTAATTACTACTGCTATGTCGAACATCAGCATCACCTAAAGCTTGCATCTCCAAAATCCAAACGGATAAGTCGTGCTGTTTCTCCGGAAGAGATCTGCATATTTTTTTTCCAGCTCTCTTCTGGAGAAATCAAACTGCATATCAATCCCAGTTCTCAGCTTTACCCACTGCGGATACGTGATCCCGTCCAGAGCTTCGATGTACTCACTCAATTTTTTTTGGCTCATACTGCCTCCTTATTCTTCAAATACTTATTCAGGAAATACTGCTGGCCTTTTCCGGTTACCTTTGTGGTTTTAGTCATCCGCACGCTGCCGTCCGGATTGGAAATCACGGTTTCTTTGATCTGGAACAGGCCGTCTGCTACATATCGCTGCGTCGGCATGTTCCGACTGGATCCAGTCTTCATAAGGTAACCTTCGTTTCGGAGCTGTTCAAACAGTCTTTTCTGTCCGGTATCTACGCCATTCTGACGCAGGAGCTTCGCAAGGTCGCCGATCAGGATGGAGCTGGTGCTTGCGCTCACCGCGTCCGCGAAGATTTCCTTCGGCTTCATGCGCTCGTTCTCATCAATCAGTTTCTTGTTATCTTCTTTCAGAGTGTCGATGGTTCTGTCTGCGAGCTTCAGCGCCCTTGCCATCACCTGCTCCGGAGTGTTCCAGGCTTTCTCCAGATCGATGAAGTACTGACGCATGATTTTTCCTTTTTCGGTTTTTGTCATCATGGAAATGTGTTTCGCCATATCCGTTGACAATAAAAAATCATCCAGAACTCTTTTTGCACCATTGTTTACAACCGTAGGTTTGCCTACGCTTTGATAATCCGTGCCTTTTTCAAAAACATCCACATACCTTGAAAACCACAAGCTGAATCTCTCTCTAATTTCCAGTGCTTCATGTAAATCTCTTGCTGATACGGTCGGCTGTTCTGCCTCGTAGTTAATTTTTAACAACTCGTTCATCTAATTCCTTCTTTCTATCTTTATTTTTGATTTTGTGTTATACTTCTTTCAAAATATTTTGAAAAGGAGAATTGCCATGAATAGTGATGTAACCATTATCCAATCTCGCTTTCACTACACCGAAAAAGCATATGTGCCAAACACTTCGAACATCGTAGTTATCATTGACGAGCTGATCAAATTGATGGAACCGTATTTTCACAAACAAGCCCCTACATTCCGACTTATAAATGATATTCGCTTTGAACACCCAGAAACCGCTTCTACTTACGATAAAATTCATATCTGCTGTATGGACACTTCTTGGTCTCAAATAGCCTATCAATTTTCCCATGAATTCTGTCACCTTTTAATTGGAAATCCAGTTCCACAAAAGATGCGATGGTTTGAAGAAAGCATTTGCGAACTTTCCTCTTTGTTTTTCATGGAACAGCTGGCCATTGTTTGGGCGAAAAGTGGAATCCTCGGTCATCCCGAATACGCGGGATCTTTTATCTCCTACTGCGATAATCGCATGAATTCCGTATCTAACCTTCAAAATCTTTTGGATGTCTCCGATCCATCTTCTAATATTTGGGTTCATGCTGTTTCCGAATGCTATGACAGAAATTTCAATTTGCAAATTGCCAAATTACTTCTACCAATTTTTCGCAAATACCCTGCATTATGGGAAACTGTTCCCCTTTTAAGCAGGTTACCAGAAGATGAACGCTCACTTACTCGGTATTTAAGTTATTGGAGCATCCTTTCTGGAGAATCATTCCGGCAGCCTTTTGTAGAACTCGCTGAAACTCTTCATTGTTCCATATAAGACCAATTTACCCACTGATTCTCACGCCATAACCAAAACTCAGCCGCGCCACCGTTGTAATAGATATAAACTTTATATCCTGTTACCTCTGGTGGCTCTGGTTTCCCGCCAAGCAAGATCTCTTCTCTTTTCGCCATGAACTGATGCATAGCAAAAGAAATTGTTTTTTCAAGCTGTGCATAGTCAACGCCCATAGCTCCCGGTGCTCCCTTAGGGCATCCGTAATTCTTGAACGTGTTCATGTAATTCACCTTCTTTCTTTTTTTTGTCATCCTGCTTCTGGCTTACCATGGCTTCTCCCATACCCAAGAGATAACCCTTGTCAAAATCAGACATTTTGGGGATTGCCGTTGCGATTGTTTCCAGAATCTGTTTTTCTCTTTCTGACATCTCGTTTCACTTCCTTTCTTTGTTGGTATATTGCGATTATATGCTGGTTAATCTCATTTGTCAATAGTATTTTTGACATTTACCAACTTTTTGCAATTTACCAACTTTTTATATTGATTTTCTTTTATTCATGCGTTATAATCAAAATCAAGAAAAGAGGTGAACACATAAATGTATAAACGTCTCAAAAAATTAAGAAACGAATTGGAAATGACTCAGCAAGAATTTGCTGATGTATTAGGAACCGCGCGAGGAAATATCAGTGCTTATGAAGTAGGAAAAAATGCACCCAGTGATGCTGTTATCTCTCTTATATGTAAGACAGACTTCCCAAAAGGAAGAGTCAATGAGACCTGGCTACGCACTGGTGAAGGGGAAATGTTTATCGAAGCGTCCCGTGACGAACAGATCGCCGCTTTTGTCGGCGGCATTCTAAAAGACGAAGAAGATACCTTTCAGAAAAAGTTTATATCCATGCTGGCTGCATTGGATGAATCAGACTGGGAAGTTCTACAGAAGATGGTTGAATTATTGCAAGAAAAAAAGGGCTGATTACTTCAGCCCCAAGATCGCTTTAACATACGTATAGATCAGGAATAATCTCCTATCATCGGCATGATCGAGCATTTCAATTATAAGTTTCTTGTAATCATCCATAATATGTACCCTCCGATCTGGTTTTATTATATACGAACATTCGTTCGATTTCAATATCTTTTCTCGAACACTTTGTTCTCTATATTAATATTACGGATCAAAAGGGCGAAAATTAGTAAATTTTGGAAATCGTCCGAAATCTCGGACACTTTTTAAAAATCACTTATAAGGGCTGTCATATAAATCGTGCATCCGCACTTGCAAGCCCTTGGCGATCTGCTCCAATGTATCCAATCGCGGTATGCTTCCCTTGCACAGATCATTGAGCGTGGACTTCGGGATTCCGGTCAGAATTGACACCTGCCGGAGTGAGAGGTTTTTCTTATAGATGATTTCTGCAATTAATATCTTCATGCAGACAGTATCTGTATGTTGAAAAAAATTATTCCGAAAACAGCCAAAACTATATAATTCGATTTGTTCTATCTTTGCAGCTGATGTAATTCGAGAATTATCAATACAAAGAATCGAGGTAAACGTATGGGGCTTTTCTCAAAACTTTTTTCAAAACAAATTTCATTTGAACCTAATTTTACATTGACCGAATACGAAAATTGGCTTGAATATCTTCATTTAGGCGGGAATGATAACGAATGGGCTAGGTTAAAGAGAGAACACAATTGGCATTTTAAATATGATCCAATAGATACGCATTTAAATTATGAAAAAGAAATGCGGCCTATATTTAAGAAATATTATTCTATATCGGAAAACATTGAACATCTATGGTCTGAATTATATAATTCTAAGAATTATCATGGTTTACTTGCGAAGGAAATTGAAAAAAACTGTTATAAAGCACTTGCCTTTTACGACCAGCTCTGCAAGGTAGACCTAAAATATGGTGAGGTTCCCTTAAAGACAAACCTTTTCAAAAGACTGGCTCTATTATATGAACGCCAAGATGAGTACGAAAAATCTATTGAAACGTGTAAAAAAGCCTTCACTTATGGCATCGACGAAAGAAAACGTATGATGCGCATGATAAAAAAGGCTGGGCGGACGCCTACCGCCGAGGAATTAAAACTCCTCAACACGATTATATAATTTGTAATACTCAAAATGACATGTAATTTTTCAGTATTCCTCACGTATATAAATGGGATATTATATCCTACACATTAAATACATTTCAAAAAGGAGAACACATATGAAAAAGAAAATTGTAACCCTTATGCTGGCCACGGTGCTTACTGCTTCTGCGCTGACCGCGTGCGGATCATCAAGTGATTCATCTGCTTCTTTCTCTGCCAGCGCCTCTTCTGCATCCGTTGAATTCTCAGACTCTTCTACCGAAACCACAAGCAGTTCTGTTATTGCTGACGTTTCGGCTATTTCGGATTCTACCGCTACAGAAAATATCTCTGAAGAATCTGTTTCAGCAAGTAGTGAATCTTCCGAAAATTCCGTTGCATTCACGCCGATCGGCGATAGTCTTGCAATCGATTTCGACTTAAACGGTCCATTAGAGTTCCCTGACGACGCAACTGGAAAGTGGCGCAAAGTTACTTTTGCCAAGGGCGAAGTAGAGTTTCAATATTACACTTTATGCTATTACGATACATATTTCGAGTCTGACGACGAAGTTCATGTCTTATACAATTTCTCGAATAAAACCGTAAACTGCATAAATTGCTTTGGCAGTTTCCTTGACCTTCGTGTGCTTGACTATGTAGATAAAGAAGAGCATAGCGCAAAG